CGCTCTGGGACAGGAGGCTGTCGTAGAGGGTGGTGTTGAGGATTAGGGCGCGGTCGGTCAACGGGGCTTTCTCGTCGCTCAACGCTTTGCGGAGGGCGCGGGCGTTGGTGATCGTGAAGGCCGAAAGGTTGGTGAGCGTGGCGCTGAACTGCGCGGCGCTGCCAGCCGTGGTGACGAAGAGGTTGTAGAAGGAAGTCAAAACGCTCTGAGCGAGGGCGCGGCCCTGCTGAGTTGCGAATTTGGTGATCTCCGCAGCCGAGGATTTGGAATACTCGGTGTCGGACAGTGAAACGGTGACGATGCGGTGGGTGTCCACGTTGATCGTGACCTTGTTCATCGTGCCGCCGTCTGCCTCGTATGAGTCAGCGAAGGTGGTCGCGGTGAGGTTAGCAATCAGCGGAACCTCAACAGACGCCCCACGACGCACCACCTCGTTGCTGTAACTGGTAGTGAAAATGGAGAGCGGTTCAAGATCCGCGGTGAAACTCTCAAGCGCCGCTTGGGCGATGAGACGGTCGTTTAACGAGCTATTAATTGTAGCCATATGAAATTAGTAAATGGAAGCGATGATGGCGCGCTTGTTGGCGCGGTAATACTCGACGGCTTCCGAGCCGCTGAGTGATTCAAAGATTTGCGCGGCGCTCAGTTCCTGCTCGGCAGGCTGGACAACCACGGGCTCAAGACCAACAGAAGCGACGATTGCCGCAGCCTGTTCGCCAGCACTTTTGGAGGCCGCGAGCAGCGCGGTGATCTCCTCGTCCTTGCTGGCCGACTCGGCGGTGAGGCGCTCGACTTCGGCTTTGAGGGTTTCAAGTTCCTTGGCCGTCACTTCGTCGGCTTGCGCGCGGGCAGTGTCGGCTTCGACTTTGGCGTTCAGTTCGGCCTGGAGGGCGTCAACCTTCGCTTGAAGTTCGGCGTTCATGTTATCTTCCGAGGAAGTGTCAACCGCCTCGTCTGCGACGGGGGCTTCGACAATGGGCTCCGCGACAACTTCGGCGGGAGCGGCTTCTTCGGCCTTGATGGTTTTGGTCGATTTACGGGCCATAGAGTTTTGGAAAGTGTCAAAGCGCGCACGGGCGGCTTCGGGTGTGATGGAGGCAGCGGCTTCGATGCCGTCTTCGATGGCGTCGGCAAAACCGAGGGCCACGGCTTCGGTGGCATCGAGCCACGTTTCGTCATCCATCATTTGCGCGACTTGCTCGGCTTCCATCCCGGTCTTGCGGACGTAAGCGTTGACCAGCGTGGCCTTGAGCTTGTCGAGGATGTCGGCTTCTTTGCGGAGTTCGTCGGCATCGCCCATCGTCATGCCCCACGGGTTGTGGATCATGACGAGCGCGTTGTCGGCGATCAGCGTTTCGTCGCCAGCCATAGCGATGACCGAGGCCATCGATGCCGCAAGTGCATCAATGTGAACGACTAAGCCGCCTTTGTGCCGACGTAGCGCGTTGTAGATTGCGGCTCCTTCGACAACTGATCCTCCGACAGAATTGATGCGGAGGTGAACACGCTGGCCGGAAAGTTTTTTGAGTTCGGCAAGAAAGGATTTTGCGGTGACGCCACCAAAACCGATCTCATCATAAATGGACACTTCGGCTTCGCCGTCTGCGGTCTGTTGAATTGCATACCAGTGGGCGCTCATTGCTGGCTGGCGTTTGTCAAAGGAACGCCGTCGCCGTCAGTGGCGGGTTGTTCTTCGGACGCTTGTAGTCCGCTGGAAAGAGTGATCGGGCTACGCACCGGGCTTTCGATCCAAGCCTCTTCAACTTGTGGCGGCACTTGCGGCAGGCGCATCTGCTCACGCACGGCCTTTTCGTCTTCCACGTTTGGCGTGATGACGCCAGCGCGCACGGCCACGCCGTAGGTGTCGAGTTGGTCTTTCATCGGATTAGACGCAGGGTTCGGGTTGAACGTGGCAATCTGGTCGGGGTGCAACTGGTATTCGTTGGCAAGGTCAGCAAGGAACTTGGCCTCGACGGCGCGCTGGCGAAGCTGGTCTTTCCACTCAAGGCCGCGCTCGCTGTAATCTTCCGAGTAAGTTCGGAGGCCGGCGCGGACATCGTTGAGGTTGGCTTGTGCTTCGCGTCCGTAATCTACCGACGCAGCCGCCGGGCGTTGCCATTCGACGCGCCACCAATTTTCGTTCTGCGGGATGAGGCCGCGCTGCATTCCGAGCGTGATGACGTGCGCCCACACACGGGAGCACAGGCGGTCGATAAGCAGGGCTTGGCGCTGCTCAAAGGTGCGTTGCGCGCGAACCAACACGGCGCGCAGGGCGGCACCGCCAGCGTCAGCAGGACGTGCGGCAAATTCCCAAGGGACGCCGATGTTGAGGCAGACTTCTCTCAAGAGAAGGTCGCAGAACTCGCGGAAGTTTTGTGTGGGGCGGTTCGATGTCCACGAGATCAAGTCTTCGCCCATGCCAAGGCGCGGGATGGCGCCGCCGGCGTTGCCGAGGGATTCGACGGTGACTTCGCTGTTGTCCTGGGCGTTGACGCTGGCGGTGGATTCGCCGAAGAAGTCCGCGCCTTGCGGGTTGGAGGACTTGATGGCGAGGGCGATATAGGAGGAAATTTTGAGCGCCATCTTCTCAAAGCTGATGGCGTCCGACACATCGCGGAGGTGGTTGATGGACGGGGCGAGCGGCGTGACGTAGCGCAGTTCGTCGCCCTGGCTGGCCTCGCCAACGTGGATAAGTTGCTGTGCCGGGATGTCCTCAAAACGCTGCGCGGGGTCAACGCCATCACCGACCAGATGGCGATAGAAGATCGGGCGCATCTGCGGGTTCACCACCACGCCGTCGATGATGTTCTGCGCGCCTTCGCGGGCGGTCGGGTTGCTCGGCTCGTAGATCGAGGAGCGCGCGTCACCGATGCGGTGGGCCAAGATGAGTTGCAGCGCAGGATACCCGGTCGATTGTGCCGTGGCGCGGAAGAAAACCTCGCCGTCGCGGTCGATGGCGACCGAGGCGATGCGCTGCATCTCGCGCCAAGTGTAGCGGCCTTGGATGTCGGCCACTCGGCTCCACTGCTCAAAGAAAGTTTCGGCGGCATTGTCCCAAGCCTCATCGCCGCTTCGGGCCTGCGGACGGATGCCTGTGCCTGTGGCGTATCTGGCCTTCTCGCAAATCAGCCCACGGACAAAGGGCATATTGTTATAGACCCAGCGGCTCAACTTCATCAGCCGCTCGCGGTCGGCGCCGGATACGTCAATGTGGCTGTCGGTCGCGGTGGCGTTGTAGGGGAATCGGCGCTGAATCGAGGGCCGCGCGGCATCGTAGCTCTGCGCCTTCGGGCTGAAGGCTTTGGTCACAAGTTTCCAGCGGTCGGCGAGTTTCATCAGTGCAGCGGGTAGTTGAAGGCCGCGATGGCGGTCTTGGAGGTCTTGCGTGTCAGCCAGAGTTCGAGGTCGGCGCTGGACAGATTGCGGATCTGGTTCCAGGCGTAGAAGGCGAGCTCGGCGACGGTGCCGGCGGTCTGGTCGGGCGGGAGGCTGTAGCTGTAGGACTTGCCACCCATCGAGGCGCTGACCAACACGCGGCCGCCCTCTTTCGCCACGGTAAAGTTGTTGGCGGCGATCGTCTCAAGCGCCGCGACTGTTTTCAGCGCGTCTTTGTTGTTGGCAACCCAAACACTAAAAACAAAGGAGCGTGGCGACATTGCTCACGCGATCGGATGTCAATCGGCGGGCGTGGCCGCGGCGGGCTTGATGATGTTGCCGTATTCGGCCAAGGCCAAAATCATCAGCTCGGCGTCGAGCATGTGGTTCGGCCGGCGCCCAATCTGCTTCCAGAGATAGGTCTCACGGCCGGTCAGGGGTGATCGGCGCATGATTTTGCGGTGGGCGTCGAGGTGCGCTTTGTATTCTTCGGAGGCATCAGCGGCTACGGTCCAGGCTGGGCCTTGGCCGCCGCGGAGCCACTCGAGAACGTCCTGCGCGGCGGGCGAACTGAAGAGCATGAGAAACCATCCGCGCCGGTAGGGTTTGATGACGGAGATGGCTTTGCGGAGGGATTTGCCGAATTTGACGCCGTAGCCCTCAAGTCGGTCTTCACCTTTGGCCGGGATGTATCGGTTGCGGATACAAACGTCCAAGACTTCGTCGGTGCGGAATCCGCTGTCGACCACGACTAACTTGGCCATCATTCCGCCGATGTTGCGCTGGGTGTCGAGTCCGAGCTCGGTGACTTTGAACTCGAGGTCGGCCCAGGTGGTCAGACGGCCTTCGTCGATGAGTTTGCTGCTGCCGTCTTTGGCGAACGAGCGGCAGACGAAATAGAAGCAGTCTTGCTGCACGTCGACCGCCATGATGCGGGCCGTGCCTTCCTCAACTGGCGAGCGCAGGGCGTATTCGCCGACGGTGAGCGGCCGGCTCTCGGTGGTCATGGCCTCCTCCCACGGCTCGGCGAGGATGCTGTTGACGAAATCTTGCAAGCCCATGAGGGATTGTTTGTCTTGGAGGAATTTGACGGCCAGGGCGCCGAAGCTGCGGCGCACGGAGTAGAGCGCGGACAAGTGGTAGCTGCGATGGCCGGGGAGAGCGCCAAGGTTTTCCGCGCGCCATTCGCCTTCGCGGAGCATTTTGGTTTTGCTGGCGTCGGTGATGTGGCCGTTGCAATGTGGGCACTCGAGGCGGGCGGTTTCGCGGACGCGCTTTAGATCCCATCGGTTGTCGTCGATCTTGGCGTCGTCGTCCCATTTCATCATGGGCCAGTTGAGCAGGGTCATCTCGCCGCAATGCGGACACGGCACCCAGTAGCGGCGTTGGTCGCCTTCGAGCCAGGCTTTCCAGATCGAACCTTCCTGCGTGGTGGGCGTGCTGGTTTGCACGATGAGCGCCATAGGGAAGGACGCGGTGCGTTGCACGGCGAGCTGGACGGCGGCGGCTTCTTGCTTGGTCTTGGTTTTGTATTTGTCCACCTCGTCGAGGCAGAGAAGCGAGATGCTGCGGCCGGCGAGGTTGCCCGGGCTGTTTGATCCGACGAACCAGAGGTGCATTCGACGGAATGCCTGGTCGAGGTTTTTGAATTTGTCTTTGTTGCTGGGCATCTCGGCGCGGAGCACTTCGTTGTCGTCGATCATCACTTGCCAGCGGGACTCACTGAAGCTCTGGGCGTTGGTCTGCGTGTCGAGCACCCAGAGGGCCGGCGCTGGTGCGCGGCACAGGCGGTAAGCCATGCCGACTTGGATGGCCGTGCTCTTGGCCACTTGGGCGCCGCAAAGCAAAGCCATGGAACGAACGCCGCTGGCGGGGTGGAACGCATCGAGCCATTCGCGCATGTAAGGGTAAGATCGAACGCGAAACGGCCCCGGGGATGACGTGAAGCGAGACGAAAAAGAGATATTGGCCTCGGCCCACTCGGTAACCGACTGCCGCGGATGCGGCACCCATTGGGCCTGCCACATGGCGCGGGATCGGGCGCTTGAATCAGGAATCCAGGCGCAGGGCATTGCCGGTGTTGCTGAGTGTGCTGAAGACCTGCTCGAGGTAGTCGGCCACGGTGTCGCGGGCTAACTCGGGGTCGGATGGGTTGGCTGCCTGGGCGATGGCGGCCGGCATGGCCTCGAGGAGTGAGCGCAGCTTGCCCGTCTCCTCGGCGATCACGGCCTGCACTTGGTCTCGGTGCATAAGGGTCTGGGCCTCTTGCTCGCTTTTGACCATGTCGCGCTTGCGGATCTCGTGGGCCTCTTCCGCGTCCTTTACCGTGCGGCTGGCGGCGCTGCGCTCTTGGATCGTGCTGGCCCGCTCAAAGTCGCTGACTGCGATGCGGCGGAGTTTGTCGGTGACGGCGAGATCGTCGGGCAGTTCGGGCAGGGCGGAAAGGCCGATGGGCTCCGGGGTCGAAGTTGGCCCGGCGTTTGCCTTGGTGCGTTTGGTGCTTTGGTTAACCCGTCGCCACGCCAGCGCGTCTTCGACGCTGGTTAGCGGCATTCCGCGTTTGGCGGCTTTGGCTACGGCTTGCTGGCTAATGCCAAGCGCCTTCGCCATTTGACCTTGAGACAACCCGTTCCCCACAACCCACAACCATTGTCAAGGGTTGTAGGCTCGCAGGAAAACATCGGTCTGGTTCGGGCACT